TGTATTGGTAACGTATGGAGCAGGTGGAACGCCGGGCTGATCATTTAACCAAGCATTAATAGCATTTTCTCTACTATAATGACGGGCTGTTTCCGTCATTTCATTTGGCCCTTCAATGTGAAAAATTGGTTCTCCACGGGCATTAACAGATTCAACAAGATTTCTATCAGCCGGAAGTTCTGTATAGCGGCCTTTAAATCCTTGATCGCGGCCTTTTTGCCCCCAGTCAGATTGCAATTCTTCAACATGAAGAATCTTTTCACCGTTAGGGCCAGTGCGGTCAGCCATGCGTAAATGGGCAAGGACGTTTGGATCATCCCAATGACTAGACCGGAATTTTTCTGGTTGTGAAAAACCATATGATGGAACCATAGAAATGATGTTATTTTTTTGATCATTTGTAAGGCTATCCCAATCAGGATCGCCACCTTTTCGGTAAAAAGATTTGTAATATTGCTTGCCCGCTGTATCTAAATCTAATTTTTCATTAGGAATATGCAACAATACTTCACGGTAGTTTTCACCACCGGGAAGAGTGTGTTCTTCAAATTTTGGTGGGTTAGGTTGTCCATGCCCTTCCAAATCAAGTTTTTCAGCGCGAGTATTTAAAAATTCTGCTTCTTTAAAATAAGATTCTGCTAATTCTTGATTCCCACGGGCTTGCGCTCTTTGCCCATTTGACATTGCCCTGTTTGCTCTTTCATATAAATTTGTTGTTGTGCTTTGTTCCATAATATTCATAGAACGGATTAATTCATTATATTTATCTTCTCCAAATGATGGGTCATCAATCGGATGCTGTTTAAGAGAATTATATTCTGTTAATAGTTGTCCTAATCTTTCTTCATCAAATGGCTGCTTCCCGCCTAATACAGTTTCCTGCACTTGCGGCATAGATGATTGCAAATGCCCTGCTAAATCCTCACGGGTGATCTTGCCACGCCCTGCCCATTCAGGGTGGACATTGCCTTGTGCGTCAAGCAAACCAGCGTTCATAAGTTCTTCTGGCTTAACACCGGGCTGGTTCTTTAATGTACTAATCAATTGAGATGCACTGCCAGATGATTGTAGCCCTTTGGCTATTTCTGATGCATGGCTGTAATAGCCTAATGGTGACAATTCACGTTTTGCCAATTGAAGGGCAAGGTTTTCCTCTGCTCCTCCCATTGGGATCATAGCCATAGCAGCGCCTTTGTAGTCACCAGATTTGGCAGCTTCTTGCCCACCAAGAATTTGGCCTACAGGCGTAAAATCTGAAACACTTGGCCCAGTCGTACCAATGCCGCGAGAACCAATTAACCCTTGAACAAAGTTTTCCCGCTCAGGCGTTGGCCTATTCCCGCCCATCAATACACTGGCAATACGGTCACGCCATGTTGGTTCATATGGCCTAACAACAGCACCCGGAAGATTGCTTGTATCTGGGCTTTTTGCCGTAGCAATAGCCTGTGCAATTTGATCATCGTCAGCCATGTCTTACCTACTGTATAACGCCGCCGGGGGGTGGTGCCATTTCTGGCTCGTTGCCTTCAAGACGCTGCAACATGCCCGGATCAATGAGTTGACGAGCAATGTTAAGGCCTTGTGGGTTACGGGCCATTTCTTCTGCAAACTTAACCGCCGCAAGACGTTCACGGCTTTCACGGTCGCGTTTACGGTTCATAGAGTCAAGCTGTGAATCAACATTCTTTTGTTGAATTTCAGCCATTTTGACTTGATCTTCCGGCGGTAATGCTTGTTGCCCGCCGGATTTGTCTTGCATTTCTTTAACTTTGAGTTGAGCCTCAACCATTTTGGACTCAGCCGTAATCATTGCCGCTTGACCAGCCATTTGCGCGGCTTGAGTTTGCGGGTCTAGTGGCGGTGGTTGATTTACCGTGTCCCTGAGTAGGCTATTTGGGTTAGCCCAGCCAAGTGTTAGCAATGACTCACGGTTAACCGCATCAAGATTGTAAAGGTCGGGCGCCTGCTGAGCCAATTGGATCAGTGCCGTAACTTTCATGACGCGCTGGATGTGGCTGGCCGTATTTGGATCAGCCTGAGGAACTAATTCATAATTATCCAACGCATTTAGGAAAGTTTGCTCATCCCACTGCTTGGCTGGGCGTTTGTTGCGTTGCCAAAATGAGTCAGGGTGCTCCCTAAAACATTGAGCCAGCAATTGAAATTCGTCAGCCTGAGCCGCGTGGAGACGTTTGTGGACGCTATTGAGAAGCTTCTGCGCTTGCTCAATGATTGCGAGCGTTGTACCCACGGGGGCGTCTAACTTGCCTTCGCCCACTTGCATTTCAGCCGTTCCGCCTAACCGCTGGCCATATTGGCTAATTGTTTCCGCAAATGCACCCAAAGCACCCGACGGCTCCTTGTAAGGCAATGGCATAACGGCCTGTTGAATTGGCATGCCAGCCGTGTCAATCTGCGCACCACCGCCCGGGGGAACGCGGAATATGTTACTATTCTGACGTCCAGAAGTTTTGGCATACAAGAAGCCGGGAAAGTTGGCGTACATGCCAGCGTCAAGCAATTCGCGCCAAACGGCAGTCAAGCCATTAGTCGTGTTGCCTAAAATATGAAGGAGGCCCATGCCATAAAATTTGAGACCCGGAACAAAATCATACTTAACAAAGTGCGTGTCTGCCTCTGGAAGGTCTTGATCTTCTTCATCATAATTCCGCACAATGTTTAAAATTTGCTTGGATGATACGTCAATGGTTACACGGTAAGGGACTTCTAAACCGGACGACTCGCCGTCAATTTCATGCTCAAAGCCCGCAATATCTAACTCGCAGTAGCACTCATATATTTCGCGGTCCCTATCTTCCGCGACGTTGCTCTCGTCTTGAGTTCCTTGGATAGCGTTTTTCTCTCTTTGAACAGCATCAAGTTCCTTTTGCTTGGCCTGTCCAAGGTCAACGTCCCGGTATGCGCCAATAATCTGCATTCTCTTGACAACCGAAGGACGCATAGAGATTCGGTGGGTAATACGCCGAGCATTTGATAAATCCGTGGCTTCATTGTTTACAATAAGGTCGTCAGCATCAACCGTTTCAGAAACGGGACGATTACGCAGGGGGCAGAAGTAAACCTTTTTAAAGGCTGACCCGCCAAAGCCCAGCATGAAAAGCATTTTGTCCGTGTCGGGGTAATATTCTTTGGCTGTCACGGTCAGGTAATGATTAAAATCTTTTTCAAGGTACTCAGCCTGCTGATCCATCTGCGGCGAGGATTGATTGCTGTCTACTCTGATTTTGACAGGCCCGTCAGTGGGCAATAACTCTGCCCGCGCATTCGCCTGAAAGCGCAATACGGATTCCAACAGGAGCGGGTGGCGGATACGGGACATTCCCTCAACAGGCGCGCCATCAGCTGTACCTTGCTGGCCCGGAATTTCAATCTTAAGGCCCAGTAATCGTAAACCCTGAGCGCGGTCCTCAATCCATTCTTTGCGGGAATCAATGTCTTCTTCAATGCCTTTAATAAGTTGGTGGGCAATTTCAGACAAAACACTGTCGTCAATTTCTTCAGCCAAGTTGGCGTACCAACCTTCCGCTTTTTTCTTGTCAACAGACTTAATAGGACGCCCGTCAAGGGAAACGCTAATAGAACCGTCCCCGTGGTCAATACGCAAAACATTGCCGCTAGTGTCCAACTCTGGTTGGTCAGCATCTGACTCTGCATCCATCACCACAATAGTATCTTGGCCCTCGCCAAGGGGCAAATCTTGTTGATCTTGATCAAGGCGTATGTTTGGGACAAGTCCGGGCGTCAGTGCCATGTGCGGTTTCCTGTTGGAATATTCCGCACACTATAGGCTAATTATGCTTTATTCGCAAATGCCTCGTCGTCTTCCTTGTCATCATAATCAAGGTCTGGTTTTTCCAGTGCCTCAATCATCCGAAGCAATTCAAGCCTTAATTCATCTTTTGTGTCGCCCCAAGGCTTGACGGGATTGGATGTCATGCCTTGAACATTGCCGTTATTGTCGTAAAAAACCTCGTGAATGGCAAACCCAACATCTGGGTCACCAAACAAGTTGCGGGTTTCATACTTAACTACCCGGTGATTCCATGTCATCATTTTGCGTCCTTTCCAAAGACGCTTGTCTATTTACACGATATGCAAATCGCCGTCAAGTGAGCCAGCTAATGCTTGTATAAAACTTACCGCGACTTGCCTTTTGAGACGGTATTCGTGGTATTTATTGTCTATAATCATAACAATTTTGATATATCCGTCACCTAAGTCTTTGGTAACAACGGAGTTAATTGTCTTAAGGTCGTCACTCATATGCCAATCAACCCGCAGTAGCCGTAGTCGTCACTGTATATGGTATCTAATTCATCTTCTTCGTAGTAACTGGCCCACCGCCACGCGGCGCAGTACTCTGAAACGCATGGCTTGCCAAGGATTTGCCCGTCAATAACGACTTCTCTGCCGGGTATGCCATTTCCTCTTCCAAAGGGACAAATCACCTTGGACATTTCCTCTGGCGTCATAAAGTGGGGGTTGTCGGCCATTTAATTGCCCCCCTGAAACAAAAAACCCACTGGCTCGCCCGTCTCATCGTCTAATACTTCCAATTCAAACACGCGGTCCGTTGGAATGTAGGCAATAAGCAGGCTTTCAGGAAATGGGTCGTCTTCAGTTTTGGGTACGTTGTTATAAAAAGCAATTCTGCCCTCATAAACGCTGCACGAGTCAGCCTTGACTGTCTTGTGAGTGTGGCCGGAGTGATCATATGGATTGAGTGTTATTGACCAAGTATGCTTAGGCATTGTACTCTCCTTTGGTTAATTTTTTACATAACATGCAATTAGACTGGATACAATGGTTGGTTTTCCCTACTCCCCCCAAACATATTATTCCCAGCAAGTTCAGCAGTACGCTCAGCGCCACGTTGAAGCATTCCTGTCCCGCGCAGCCAATTTAATGCCTGCGTTACCGTGTCGTGTAAGTCATCATGTTTTCCCTTGGGAAATGTGGCGCATTGAGCCACAACCATCTCGGCCCACACGCGAAACACCTCGCCGGATGGGTCGGTCGGGGCCACTATCATCCCCTCAGAAAACAGATGTTGGACCGAATAAGTTCTGGCGACCTTATCCATTCCCTTCGGATCAATCAGCCTGACGCCGTAATTTTCGTAGCCAAATAACCGACGCATTTCCTGACTGACGGAAATACCTGACGCCTTGTTTTCAATCAGCAAAAAGTCAATTTTCCATTCCTTGGCTGACGCGCCAATCTTTTGCACCAACTCATGCAATTCCATGCGCCCTTGCCATGCGTGCATGAGAATAGCCTTGGGTACATCCGCCTCACGGTCTTCCGCTGAAATGCGCTGCCAGCTTCCCGTCATGTCGCCGCCAATGACGCCAGATGTTGTACCCGAATCACGGTACACGCCCCATATGGTGCAGGCGGAAAAGTCGCCCTCAAATTCTTTGGCGCCAAATGCCGTGTCAACAGACGCTATGACTATTTCTAAATTGTGTGGAAATTTTTCCTTAGTCCATTCGCCCCACCATTCGCGTTTAATAATACCACCACCCGCTGGCTCTGGCCGTTGCTGTAGCTGTCCGGCTGTCGCGTATGGTCCAAGTGTCTTCTCCAAAAGGGTAACTTCGGTATCTCCAAATCGTTCAGGCCATAAGAGTTGACCCTCTTCAACCCTTTCATCAGTCCAGACAACTGGTTGGCCGTCATTAAATTCTGCGGGGACAAGTACATTGTAGGTTCTCCGTGCTGCTTCAAACCTCATTGGCAAACACAAGTGAGTCCACTCGCCAATGTCTTTGGAAAGAATATGCCCCGTAACATCCGACTCTGACAAGCGTTGTTGAATAACTATTTTTACGCCCTTCTTTGGGTCATTGAGTCGGGTTGACCACGCCATATCCCACCACTCAAGCGTTGACGCAATAATTGCCTCGGAATTAGCTTCCTGAGCGTTATTGGGGTCGTCGGCAATAAGATAATTA